GGTTCGGAAACAAATCCGTGACTATGCGAAGTCTGTTGGTTGGACTGACCAAGAACTCAGTTCCGTGTATGACTCTCGTGCTGTGGTTTCTTTGTATAAAGCAATGAAGTATGAGCAACTTCAAAAGAGTAAGCCTGAGGTAACCAAGAAACTTCAAGCTGCTCCTAAGATGATGCGTTCTGGAACTTCTGCGCCTCCTACAAAGTCAACACAAGACAAACAGGTAATGCAACGACTGCGAGAAACTGGAAAAGTGACTGACGCAGCCCGAGCATTTGAACGATTCTTTTAAATTTGGAGTTTTAAAATGGCTACATATCAAACCTATACCGCTATCGGTCAGCGTGAAGACCTGTCTGATGTAATCTATAACATCAGCCCCACAGACACACCTTTCATGTCTTCCATTGGCAAGACAAAGGCTACTGCTGTTTATCACGAGTGGCAAACAGACAGCTTGGCTGCTGCTTCTTTGTCTAACTACGCAGTTGAGGGTGCAACAGCATCTGACGCTACTATGTCTCCAACAACACGTGTTGGTAACCGCACTCAGATTGCACAGAAAACTATCAAGATTTCTGGCACTTTGCAGTCAGTTGACAAAGCTGGTCGTAAGTCTGAAAAGGCTTACCAGTTGGCTAAAGCCTCTGCCGAAATCAAGCGTGACATGGAAACATCTTTGTTGAGCAACCAAGTTGCCTCCAATGGTGACTCTACTACTGCTCGTAAATTGGGTGGTCTGCAAGCATGGTTGGCTACCAATGGTGACTTTGGTTCTGGTGGTTCTGCTGGCGCGTCTGGCACTACTGCTCGTACCAACGGCACAAATCGCACTTTCACAGAAGACATCTTGAAGACTGTTATCAAGGAAGTTTACGCTTCTGGTGGCAATCCTAAAGTATTGATGGTTAATCCTGCACACAAGCAATTAGTTTCTGCTTTTGCTGGTATCGCTGCTCAACGCTTTATGGCCCCTTCAAATGCCCCCACTACAATCGTTGCGGCGGCAGATGTTTATCTCAGCGACTTCGGCACGATTTCTGTTGTCCCCAATCGTTTCATGACTTCTACCAACTCATGCGATGAGACAGCATTTGTGCTTGACCCTGATATGGCTGCTGTTGCTTACTTGCGTCCTTTCCAGACCAACGAGTTGGCTGTAACTGGCGACAATGAGTCAACACAGTTGTTGGCTGAGTACACATTGGAAGTGAAGAACGAAGCTGCTCACGGCATCATTGCTGACGTAACACCTTAATCTGGTGTAGCCTATAAAAATGCCTCAGAATTAAACCTCTGGGGCATTTTCTTTTCTAGTCAAACTGATAGAATTGAGTTATGCAAAACTTTAGACAAACTGCTGTTCATGCCGATGGTGATGGTGGCATCATTATTGAGACTCGCCAAGATATTTCTGACATTATTGAGCAGAATAAAAAAGAGTACAACTCTTATGACGAGCGAGCAAAATGGTCAGACGAATTGTTTGGGAATAAGGTTGCGTCAATTCCATTAACAGTTATTGATGAACTAAATAAACAAGGAATTATGCGAGGCTTTGCTGTTCTTGATGAAAAGCGATTCAAAGCATGGTTAAATGAGCGTGATAACCGAGTTTTTAGAACTCGAACAGGAGTGGTATGAGCCTCTCAACCTATTCAGACTTGCAGACCTCAGTAGCCAATTATTTGGCTAGGTCTGACTTGACTTCACAAATTCCAGACTTTATTACATTTGCTGAAAATCGCCTCCGTAGAGAGTTGCGTATTCGCCAGATGTTGAAGTCAGTAACAACTGCAACAGTAGCCAATGATTCTACTGTTGAGTTACCTGCTGACTTTTTGCAAGTGCGTGACTTTGTGGTGGTGACTAATCCTTTGACACCACTAAGCTATTCAAGCCCATCGTCATTGTCTAATGACCCAAGAGCATCTGAAGTTGGTGTTCCAAAGTCATACACTATTCTTGCAAACGACTTTCAAATGTCACCAGTACCAGATGCTGTTTACACAGTAAAACTGCTGTACTTTGCTGCGCCAGCATATCTCTCGTCTAGCAATACATCTAATGTATTTCTGACAACTGCACCCGATGCTTTGCTCTATGCGTCTTTGATTGAGGCCGAGCCTTATCTTATGAATGACGCACGAATCAATACATGGGGAACTATGTACGACAGAGCAATTGCATCTCTTGCCAAGTCTGACGAAGAAGGTCAGTATTCTGGCGTTCCTTTAGCAATGAAACTAACTCCAAGGTGAAACTATGGCAGAAATGAGTAACTATCTCGAAAATGCGCTGATTAACGGCACATTGCGAGCAACAACATACACAGCACCAACAACTGTGTATCTGGCACTTTATACGTCTGACCCTACAGATGCTGATACAGGTACTGAAGTATCTGGCACTAGCTATGCTCGTCAGTCAATTACTTTTGGTGCGCCTAGCAATGGTGCTTCTACCAATTCCGCTGCTATTGAGTTTCCTCAAGCTGGTGGCTCTTGGGGAACTGTTGCCTATGTCGGTATTCGTGATGCTTTGACAGGTGGAAACTTGTTGTATCACACACCACTAGACGCTTCTAAAACAATTGCTACAGGCGATGTGTTCCGCATTGCTGCTGGTTCATTGAGCGTTACTTTGGCGTGAGATGGCTGATTTACTGCCTCCATGGACTATTGATTCGCTTGACCAATTAAAGTCAAGCATTGATGACTTAACACTCACACTCGATAGTCCACTTTACGAAACATCAGTAACCCTATGGGATGCTTATGGGTCTGTGACTGCTTCTGCAAGCGTTACAGCCGATGCAACTAGGGTTCAGTATGGTTCTGGGGCAGTAAATGGAACAGCGACAGTAACAGCAGATGCGACTCGTATTCAATATGCGAGTGCAAGCATAGATTGTTCTGCAAGTGCTACTTGTGCAGGTATTCGTGTACAAAATGCTTCAGTAGGAATTGATGCAGTAGCGATTGTTACTGCTGATGCTATTAGGGTTCAGTTTGCAAGTGGTAGTGTTACTGCTAGTGCTGATGTAACTGCTAATGGTGGAATCATCAAGGATGGTGTTGCATCTATTACTTGCACAGCAGATGTTGTTGCAAATGGTGGCTTGGTTGCTGAAGGTGCGGCTAGTGTTACTGGCAATGCAACAGTAACTGCATCTGCTATCCGTGAGCAAAATGCTTCTGCTAGTGTTGACGCTACAGCAACTGTTACAGCTGAAGCAATTAAAGTTAGAGATGCGGTAGCTAGTATTGAGGCTACGGCTGATGTAACAGCACAAGCCAATGCGACATATGGAAATGTAATTGCGATTACTGCAATTGCTACGATTACTGCGAATGGCGTTATCCTTGGTGACAATTGGACACCTGTTGTCGTGGATGACAACACATGGACACCAGTAAGCAGAGACTCTAATACTTGGACTGTAGTTTCAAGAGATTCAAATACATGGACACCAGTTGCTGCTAATGACAACGATTGGACAATTCAGGCGCAAGGAAGTAACACATGGCTACGACAAAACTAACATTTGGTGAGTGGATGCCTGACCAACCTAGCGTTTCAGGTGCTTTAACTGACGCTAAGAATGTTGTATCTCAGGCTATTGGATATGGGCCATTTCCATCACCTGTGACATTTTCTACATCTGCTGCATCTGAGGACTTAACTACTCTGTATGCTGCCAAACAACCAAATGGAGATACAGCATTATTTGCTGCTGGCTCTACAAAGATTTACACAGTAAGTGGTGTTGGTGCTATTACGCAAGTTAAGTCAGGCATGACAACTGGAACTAACGACAAGGTTCGTTTTACGCAGTTTGGCTCTACCATTATTTCAACTAACAATTCACAAAAGCTACAGTCTTGGACTTTAGGAACATCTACATCATTTGCTGATTTGTCTGCAACTGCACCTGTAGCTAAATACATTACTGTTGTTCGTGATTTTGTTGTTGTGGCTAATACATACGAATCTGCTGAACAAAAGCAATATCGTGTTCGCTGGTCAGCTATTAACAATGAAACAGACTGGACTGAGGACGTAAACACTCAATCTGATTATCAGGACATTCCTGATGGTGGACAAATTGTTGGCATCCGTGGTGGTGAGTTTGGACTTGTGTTCTTAGAGCGTGCTATCCATCGCATGAGCTATGTTGGAACTCCATTCATTTTCCAGTTTGACAATATCTCTCGTGGTAAGGGATGTATG